AAGCTGAGGACGAAAGTGACGCTTTTGAGATTGCCCTTCTTTTGCTTGATATTTACGAGCAAATCTTAGAGGCTAATGACATTCTGCTGATACACAGGGGAGAGACTTTTCATTGACACAGATCGTCATTCCATATGCGCCGCGCCCGTTGCAGCGCGATCTGCACGATGAAATGTCGCAGAAACGCTGGGGTGTCGTTGTGTGTCATCGACGTTTCGGCAAGACCGTATGGGCCATTAACCACGTCCTGCGCGATGCCATTATGTGCCAGAAGCCCAACCCTCGGTATGCTTATATGGCCCCGACATATCGTCAGGCTAAGAACGTGGCTTGGGATTATCTAAAGCAATTTGCTGGCGCGATCCCTGGTGTGAAATTCCATGAGACGGAATTGCGATGTGACTTGCCTACGGGCGGGCGCATATCGCTGCTCGGCGCTGAAAACCCAGATAGTCTCAGGGGTATTTACCTTGATGGCTGCGTAATGGACGAAGTTGCGCAGATGCCAGAGAATGTTTTCCCGGAAGTTATTCGCCCTGCCTTGTCGGACCGCAAGGGCTGGGCTGTTTTTGTCGGAACACCAAAGGGGCACAATGCGTTTTTCGAGCTTTACGAAGAGGCGAGTAGCAATCCTGATTGGCTATGCGTTGTCAATAAAGCGAGCGAAACGGGAATTCTGGACGAGGAAGAACTTGCTGCCGCGCGGCAGACGATGACAGCGGACCAGTATCAGCAGGAATTTGAATGTTCGTGGAATGCGAATGTTCCTGGTGCGATATATGGGAAGGAGTTGGAGACTGCGCAGTTGCAGGGGCGTGTCACGAAGGTTCCGCACGATCCGGCGCATAAGGTTGATACATGGTGGGACTTGGGTGTTGGTGACAGCACGGCGATTTGGTTTACGCAGAATGTGGGCCGAGCGGTTCATGTGATAGATTTCTATGAGGCTCGGAACGAGGGCTTGCCGCATTATTGCGAGGTGTTAAACCAGAAGAGATATTTATACGGGACACATAACGCGCCGCATGATATAGAAGTAAGGGAGTTGGGTAGTGGTAAGAGCCGCCGAGAGGTGGCTTGGGATTTGGGATTGAACTTTCGCGTGGTTCCTAAGCTGCCTGTAGAGGATGGAATACACGCGGCGCAGATGTTGATACCTCGGTTGTGGTTTGACCGAGATGCTTGCAAGGATGGTTTAGAGGCGTTGCGGCAGTATCATCGTGCGTATAATGAGCGCACCAGAGCGTTTCGGGCGGCTCCGGTGCATGATTGGACAAGTCACGCTGCGGATGCGTTTCGGTATTTCGCGGTTGGGCTTAGAGAGACGGGGCCGATTATGAGGGCTCCACAGCAAAGGGCGGTTATGGATTACGATCCATTTGCGGCATGAGGTAAGAGATGAGTTTTTGGTCTGAACTAAAAGCTAGTGTGGAAAATACTGTTTCAGAAATAAAATCGCTTATCTCTGGCGGTGCACCGGAACCGCGCACGTTGCCAAGCGGCCAGTCTCCGACGACTTCCCCGCGTCCTGTTTCCCGCGAACAAGGCCAAGCCTCGGCAAGAGCGGAAGAGGCTCGCAAGGCGCTTTTGGCTGAAGTAAAAGCGCGCCAATCCGCAGATAGGGCAGCGGCTAGGCAAGCGGCCTCAACTGCTCCCGCACCTGCGCCAGCTCCTGCTCCAACTCCCGCCCCAACGCCGATAACGCCTGCCCCTCCCCCGCCGCCTGCCCTGGTTGTGCCACCTGCTTCGACACCAGCCCCGACCGTTGAGGCTGGTGCGGCCAAGGAGGTTCCGATCAGCACGGGTGCGGGCTCGACATCTGCGGCTGGTGGTGTTGCGGAGGCAGAAGCTATTGCGTCCACTGCGACTGGTGACGCGGAGAAAGACGCCGCCGCGACTGCTGCAAAAGGTCGGCGCGCCACCATTCTTACTGGGCCGCAAGGTTTGCTTGCGGGCCAAGAACAGCCTGGCCTGCTGCGGCAGCGCCGTTCCCTTGCGGGGGGTGGGCTTCTGAGATGAACAGGTTTTCTCAGTCAATCGCAGGCGGTATGGGGCGCAGATCCAATCAGGTCGCCAAGGGGATTAGCTCGTCGGTTTCTGTCGATCCGCTTGAGCGTTTAAATCAGCGCATGGCTGGCCGCAATGAGGGCGGCGCTGTTAAGAAGAAAACGAAAGAGGACCGCGCGCGGCGCTCTTTGATGTCTAGTTACGGGGGCATGTAATGCAAATTGATAAGCTGGTCGCCACGCTGGACCGCCGCTATCAGGACTTGTCGAATTCTCGGTCCAACTGGGAAAAGCACTGGCAAGAGCTTGCGGATTATATGCTGCCGCGCAAGGCGGACATTACGAAAAAGCGCACGCAGGGCGACAAGCGCACTGATTTGATCTTTGATGGCACGGCTATTCACGCGGTTGAACTGCTGGCGTCTTCTTTGCACGGGATGCTGACCAGCCCATCGACGCCTTGGTTTTCGATGCGGTATCGTAATCCGTCCTTGCAGCGCAGCGATGTGGCGAATGAGTGGCTGGAAGTTTGCTTGGATCAAATGTATCAGCACTTTAATCGCTCAAACTTCCAGCAGGAAGTGCATGAGTTGTATTATGACTTGGTGGTGTTTGGCACTGCCGCGATTTACGTTGACGGCGACAAGGACGGTCTTCGCTTTGCGGCGCGGCACATTGCCGAGATTTGCATTTCTGAGGATGCCGAAGGGCGCGTTGATACGGTTTATCGCAAGTTTAAGATGACGGCGCGCGCAATGGCGCAGCGTTTCGGAATTGATGCTTTGCCAACTGCGGCTGCGAAAGATGCGGAGAAAGAGCCGTATAAGGAGCATGAGATTATTCATGCGATTTACCCCCGCCCCGAAGGCAGAGGGCGTGCGGCTAAAAACAAGCCAGTTGCGTCTGTTTACTACCATAAAGCGACAAAGCATCTTTTGTCGGAAAGCGGCTTCGACGAATTTCCGTTTATGGTGCCGCGGTTTGTGAAAGACAGCGTTTCGACCTATGGGCGCTCGCCTTCGATGACGGCGCTTCCTGACGTAAAGATGCTGAATAAAATGTCCGAGACGACCATTCGGGCGGCGCAGAAGCAGGTTGACCCGCCGTTGATGGCACCGGATGACGGCTTTATGTTGCCAATTCGCACCACGCCAGGTTCGCTGAATTTCTATCGCGCTGGCACGCGGGACCGCCTGGAGCCATTGCAGATCGGTGCGAACAATCCGCTCGGTTTGAACATGGAAGAGCAGCGCCGTAATGCAATTCGGCAGGCTTTCTATGTGGATCAGTTGTTGTTGTCGCAGGGGCAGGCGATGACGGCAACTGAGGTGTTGCAGAGGAACGAAGAGAAAATGCGGTTGCTTGGGCCCGTTCTGGGGCGCTTGCAGTCAGAACTGTTGCAACCGCTTATTTCCCGATCCTTTGCCCTGCTCCTCCGGGAAGGGCTCCTCCCTCCCGCCCCGGAGGAGCTTCAAGGTCAGGACATTGACATTGAATATGTGTCGCCGCTGGCAAAGGCGCAGAAGCTCACAGACTTGCAGTCGATGTTGCGCGGGTTTGAGGTGATGATGCAGGTGGCCGAGATTGCGCCCGTTATGGATTACCTCGACACGGACCGCTTGGTTCAATATCTGGTTGAGGTGACGGGCATTCCGGCGCGCGTTATTCGCTCTGACGACGAAGTGAAGAAGATCCGCCGTCAGCAAGCGCAGCAGGCGCAACAGGAAGCGCAGATGCAGCAGCAAATGATGGAAAGCGAGCAGGCCAAGAATGTCGCGCCACTTCTTAAAGCTGCTGGTAGCCTTCAGCAATGAAACAGATCGAAGATCTAAAACTGGCGTATCGCCGCACGTTTAACACTGAGGACGGCCAAGTTGTTTTGGCCGACCTCAAGGCTCGGTTCTCGTTTGAGGCCAGCACGTTTGTCCCGAATGATCCCCATTATTCCGCCTTCAAAGAGGGCCAGCGAGATGCTGTTCTTTTGGTCATTCGGATGCTCTCTGAGGAAGGCAAGCAAAAGTAAGGAAAAGATATGAGCGAAGAGGCAACCCAAGACATTGGGTCTCAAGAAGTCGCTAGTGTAGGCGCAGTAGAGCAAGCGCCTGTAAGTTTTCTTGATAGTATCCCAGAAGAATATCGGTCTGAGCCGAGCATTAAGAACTTCACCAGTGCTGCGGATTTGGCGAAAAGCTACATTCACGCGCAGCGCATGATTGGTGCGGATAAAATTCCACTGCCAGGGAAGACCGCAACTGATGATGATTGGCGTTCTGTTTATAAGAGGCTGGGCGCGCCTGACGACCCCAAGGGGTATGAAGTAAAATTTGGGAAGGATGTGTTGAGCGACAATGAGCTCGGTGCGTTTAGGAATGCTGCATTTGAGGCCGGGCTAAATCCGCGCCAAGCTGGCCGCATCGCGCAATACATTGACGAGACTGTGATGAACGCGCGTTCTAACCGAGACCAGCAGATTGAAGACGCGCGCTATAATGGCGAGCAGGAATTGCGCCAAGAATGGGGCAAGGCGTTTGATGACAAGATCAGGCTTGCCAACAAGGCCGCAAGCAACTTCTTGGGCAATACCGACTTGCTGGACACGATTCAACTTGCCGATGGGCGTCTTTTGGGCGATCACCCCGATGTAGTCAGGATGTTTGCAAAGCTCGCGTCTGAGATTGGAGAAGACAATCTTGAGGGCGCACCAAGCGAATTGATTATGACCCCAGCCGAGGCACAATCGCGTATTTCTGAAATTACTGGACGGGGCACCCCATATTGGGATAAATTCCACCCAGAGCATCAGAAGTATATCGAAGAAGCCTTGCGGCTCCGCGAATACCTATGACGCTGCGGACAACCTTTGCGGCCCGCGCATCAAGCCTGTGTGTCAGGCGGATTGACTGCCCAAGCAGTAAGCACGGCCCCGCATGGGATAACCGAGCGTAGCAAACCGAAACCTTTCTTGGAGTGAAAGACAAATGTCTACTCAAATCACTACGGCATTCGTCAATCAGTTTTCCTCGAACATCCAGATGCTCTCGCAGCAGATGGGTTCCCTGCTGCGCAACGCGGTGGACGTGGAAACTGTGAACGGCGAAAAAGCCTTCTTCGACCAGGTTGGTAGCGCCGCTGCCGTCCTGCGCACCACTCGTCACGCGGATACCCCGCTGATCGACACCCCGCACAGCCGCCGTATGCTGACCCTGGCGGACTACGAGTATGCCGACCTGATCGACGATCAGGACAAAGTGCGCCTGCTCGTTGACCCGACCTCGACCTATGCACGCGCTGCTGCTGCTTCGATGGGTCGCGCGATGGACGATGTTATCATTGCCGCTGCGTTCGCTACCGCTGCAACGGGCAAAGATGGCTCGACCAGCACTGCGTTCGATACCGCCAACAACCAGATTGCAGCGGGTGCCACTGGCCTTACCCTTGCGAAGCTGATTGAAGCCAAGGAAATCTTGGACAGCGGCGATGTTGATCCGTCGATCCCGCGTTACATTGCTGTGTCGCCGAAGCAAGTCACCGACCTGCTCAACAACACCACTGTAACGTCGAGCGACTACAATACCGTTAAGGCTCTGGCGATGGGCGAAATCAACTCGTTTGTTGGTTTCCAGTTTATCGTCACCAACCGTCTCGGTGTTGATGGTGCCTCTGCCCGCCGCGTTATCGCTTGGGCCCAAGACGGCATCAAGCTGGGCATCGGCAAAGAGCCGACCGCTCGCATCGATGAGCGTTCGGACAAGTCCTACGCGACCCAAGTCTACTATGCGATGACCCTTGGTGCGACCCGCATGGAAGAGAAGAAAGTCGTGGAAGTCCTCTGCGCCGAATAATAAGTCGGGGGCGGGCGACCGCCCCCTTCCCTTAACGAAGGTGGCCCGATGACTAGCACAGTGGACATTGCAAACTTTGCGCTAAATATCATTGGTGCATCTAATATCTCTTCCCTAGACGAGAACAGCAAACCCGCGCGGCTTATGAACCAGCGTTATGAGGGTGTGCGCGATGCTGTCTTCCGATCCCACCCTTGGAATTGCTTGATCCGCAGGGCCGAGTTGGCGCAGGAGGTTGATACTCCTGCTTTTGGTTATTCAAAGCAATACGCTCTGCCGACCGATCCGTTCTGCCTTCGCGTTCTGGAATTTTCCAACGGCTCTTTGTCATATCCGCAAGACAATATGTTTTCCAACAGCGGTGGTCCCGTCTTTGTGATTGAGGGGCGCAAGCTGCTGACGGACGAAGGCACAGCTCGGATCAAATATATTGCGCGAGTTACCGACCCCAATGAATACGATGCTGGCCTGACAGAAGCCCTAGCGGCACGGCTGGCGATGGAACTTGCTTATGCAATCACGGGCTCAACATCTGTAGTGCAGATTGCCACTGCGCTGTATGATGAAAAGATGCGCGAAGCTCGCTTTGTTGACGCGACTGAGGGCGCGCCGCAGAAACTTGAGGCTAGTGACTTTATCGACGCGAGGTTCTAATGGCGCGATCAGCACCAGCCCTAAGCTCATTTACAGCGGGTGAGATCTCGCCGCGCCTTGAGGGGCGCGTTACGCTTGAGAAATACCGCGAAGGTTTGTCTGATCTTACCAATATGGTGAGTATGCCGCACGGCGGCGTGCAGCGCCGTCCTGGCACTGAGTATCTTGGCGAGGTAAAGGATAGCTCGGTCAAAACGCGCTTGATCCCGTTTCAATTCAAGACTTCCGACACCTACATCCTAGAGTTTGGCGATCAGGTGATGCGGGTTTTCCGCAACGGCCTGCAAGTGCTCACTGGCTCGGCAAAAACAATCACTGGCGTGACGCAGGCTAATCCTGGCGTTGTTACCTCTACCGCGCATGGTTACAGCAACGGCGATGAAATTTACATCGACGGCATTGGCGGGATGACCGAATTGAACGGTCGCAACTACCGTGTTGCCAATGTGACGGCCAACACATTCACGTTGCAAAATCTGTTTGGCGCTGACATGGACACCACGGGCTTTGCGGCCTACACGTCTGGCGGATTGGCTGACGAAATTTATGAAATTGCTACGCCATATGCGGAAGCGGATTTGTTTAATCTGCGCTATGCTCAATCGGCAGACACGATGTATATCGTGCACCCAAGCTATGAGATACGCATTCTTTCGCGCACGGGTTCTGCCGCTTGGAGCTTGAGCACGGCCACGCTGACAGGCGCGCCTAGTCCGTCTTTGACGGGCGCGAACAACCGCCCCAGCGTTGTCACGTTCTTTGAGCAGCGTCTTGTGTTTGGGAACAGCAATAATAATCCACAAACGCTGTGGTTCTCAAAGAATGGCGACTACCTGAACTTCACGGTCGGCACCGCTGACGACGATGCGCTTGTATATACAATCGCGTCCAATCAGGTGAATGCCATTCGCTATTTCTCTGCCACGCGCGTCCTCACTGTCGGAACTTCCGGTGGCGAGTATGTCGTGACCGCAACGAGTGATGGCCCGATTACGCCGACGACCACGCTAATCCGCAAGTATTCCAACTACGGCACGTCTACCGTGGCTCCGGTGCAGGTGGCGGATGTGACGCTGTTTCTGCAACGCGGCGGTCGCAAGATACGCGAATTCAAATATGTCGGGGATATTAACGCAGAAGCCTACCAAGC